CTGGCCGGCGTCGGAGAGCGCCTTCTTGGTGGCGGGCACCCACGTCGCGACGGTGATGACCGGAGCCGTCTCCTTCTTGAAGCCGAGCGCGCTCTCCGGCTTGAGGCCGCCCACGGCGGGCGTGACCTGGCCGGTGCCGGTGCCGATCGGGGCCGAGCTGGTGGCCTCGGGGACGCCGGCGGCGTTGTTGACGGTCGGCGAGCCAGCGCCGGGCCGGAGCACCTTGGCGTACTCGACCGAGTCGGAGGTCGTGGTGCCGTTGGTGACGACCTGGCGCAGCGTGAGGCGGGGCCAGTTCTGCTGGATGGTGGGGAGGCGCTGCGGCTCCCAGAGGTTGCCGGCGCCGTTGCCGCCGGCGGTGCCGGTGCCGATGAGCGCCTTGAGGCCGCCGGGGATGCGGACGGGGCCGGACTTGACGCTGGTGCCGGCGGAGACGGGGCGGCCGTCCTGGATACCCAGGGCCTTCCACTCCTTCGAGGCGAGGAAGTGCTCGCCGAGGGACTTGAGGCGGCGCTGGTCGCCCGTCTCGGCGCCGTCGAGCGCCTCCTCGTTGAGAGCCTTGGCCTCGGCGGTGGAGAGGAACTCCTCGACCTCCGACTTGACGGCCTTCTGCTTCTGCGAGGACTCGAGCTCCGCGACGATGCCGCGGGCCTTGCCCATGCGCTCGGCGACGAGGGAGCGCTCGTCGTCAGTGAAGTCGCGGCCCTCGGCCTCGCACTTGGCGGCGAGGTCGCGGATCTCGGTCATGATGCCGTTGCGCTCCTCGCGCAGCTCGGCGATGGATTTCTTCATGGTCAGTTGTCCCCTTCCAGGGTGTTGTCTTCGATTTCGAGCGATTCTGCGAGCACGCGAATGCTGGCGGGGCTGAAACCTGGGCTGACGGGCGTCGAAGACTTCGCGCTGGAGGTCGGCTCGTTCGGCGCGCTGGCCTTGGAGTCATCGCTGGTCGCCGCAGGCGGTTCCTGGCCGCTTGCTGCTGCTGTGGTGCCTGGCGCCGATCGGACGATCGAGCCGTCCTCGGCCTTGATGCCGAGAAGCTGGGTGTCCTGGTTCACGCCCACCAGGCAGGGGCCGACCTCGAACAGCTTGACGCGCGTGATCTCGTACGCATCCTTGCCGTCGACGGTCGTGAGGCCGGCGTCGAGGACGTCGTACCCGAAGGACTGCTGGGTGATCCGGCGGCCCTTCATGAGCTTGTAGACCTGCGCGGCCGTGGGGTTGTCCTCGATATCGAGCTGGCCCCGGTAGACGAGGCCCTCGTCCGTCTCCTCGATGGACTTGACGACGCCGATGTGCGAGAACGGATCCGACCAATCGTGCTGCCAGATGATCGGGAACGGGTCGCCGGACTTCGCGTGCTCCGCGATCGAGTCGGCGAAGGCGCCCTTGCGCATGACCTCGCCGTAGGAGTCGATGTTGTCGAAGACGGAGGCGATGGCGACGAACTCGCCGGCGGCGAGGTCGTCGACGCCGACAGCCTTCGTCACCCTCGCGCTGAACGCGTGGTAGCGGCGGGCGTGGTTCGACATTTCGTACCTCTCAGGTCGGTGGGTCACTAGGGATTATCCACGAGCGGCGACCGAATTGCACGAACGCGGCCGCGCCATGTCAGATGACGAGCGTGGGCGCCTCTTTGGAGAACGTCACGGTGCAGGCGCAGTCGGCGCGCTCTCCGATGGGGAGGGAAGGGTCGCCGGGGTAGCGGGCGCCGTTGCTGAACGTCTCGCCGATGGCGACCACCTCGCCGTCCTGGTGGGCGTGACGGGAGTTCTTCGAGTGGGTCTTCCACTGCTTCGAGACGAGCCCAGCGGCCTTCGCACGGTCCATCTTGCCGAACTCGGTAGAGGTCTTCCCTGTGGAGCGGGCGACCTCTTCGGCTTTGCCACCCCACCCGTCGAATACGGCGGACACTTCGGTCTGCCACTCCTCGCCGAACATGGCCACGGCGAGGTCGCCGAACTGCGATCGGTTGATGGCGCGCGCGGTGCCGAGGGACGCCTTCTGCAGCCACGGGAGCATGCGCTCAGCGTCGAACCCATCGGCGCCGAGGTTGAACGCGTCATTGACCTCCGAGACGCCGGCCTGGGCGAAGGCGTAGGAGTGCCGGTAGATGAGATCCGCGAGGGTCACGTTGTGCTGCTCGAGCGGGAACGCTTCGTCCAGCGTGCCTCCGGGTGTGCTGCCCTTCCCGAAAACGTCGAGTGCCTGCTTCTTCTGTCCGAAGAAGAAGACGCGCAGCGCCTCGGCGAACTTGCTTACTCGCTGCGGATTCGCGGCGACACCCGGGGTGGCGGCCTTCGCCTGCTCCTCGAGCATCTTGGATGCGAGCTCGTAGGCCGATTTGACCGGAGGGATCTCGGCCGGCGGGTCGGCCGGGTCAGGCGCGGTATCACGAGGAGAGGCGAGCCCGCCGACGGTGACGTTCATGGGCGTAATGAGCTCGTCGCCGCCCTCGATGGGAGGCAGATTGAGCATGCGGCGAGCCTCGTTGCGGCTTCGCACCGGGGCGCCGACCTGGGTTTGCAGCACGATGGCCTGCTTCTCGGGGGACGAGGCGAGGCGAGCGGCGAGGTTCTCCTCGATGTACGCGTTCTTCTCGAGCAGCGGGCGAAGCCCGACCTGGAGCGCCTGGCGAAAGGCGACGATATCGAACTGGAGGACCGACGTGTAGAGCTGCTCCTTGAGCGACTCGATGTTGGAGTTGGTGCCCTGCCGGTAGCCGAGCAGCTCCGGCGGGATCCGGTTGGCGATGCAGTACTCGATCTGCGCGGCGAGGCGCAGCTCCTTGTATTTGACCGACTGCTCGTCGAGCTGCGGCGCGTCCTTGAGCTCCATGCCATCTTCGAGGATCGGCACCTGGCCGGCGCGCTCTGCCGAGAACTCCTGGAACTCCTTGAGGAACTTCTCGCGCGCGAGCGTGCCGTTGATCGTCTTGCCGACCCAGGCCGGCGCGTTCGCGGGACGGGTGATGTACATGGGCACTTTTGGGCCGCCGGAGAGCAGCGCGTTCCTGTACTCGGAGCCCTTTTCGAGCTCGTTGATGGAGGCGCGCATGGTCTGTGACAGCGGAAAGCCACGCGTGCGGCCGCGGCTGTAGGGGTCGTAACCGACGTCGAAGACGACGTGCTCGATGGGGATTGCCCGCTCTTCACCCCCGCGACGGATCACGAGCGCGTCGATGCGGCGGAGGGAGTCGAGCGAGAAGCTGCACCAGGCGGCAGGGATGCGAATGAGCTCGAGGCGGCCATCGTCGGAGATGACCTTGACGGCGGCCCAGCGGTCGTGAATCCGGTAGTCGAGTAGGAGCGCCTCGGCCCAGCGGACGAACCCCATTTGCAGCGTGGGCTCCTCAAGCATGTCGGCGACCTGATCGTTTTCGCCGGCGCTGATCTTCTCGCGGGAGCCGTCGGGCTTCTTCCGGTAGACGTCGAACGGGATGAGGGCGATGTTCTGCGCGACGAACGTCTCCACTGTGCGCGCAGCGTCGAAGAGCGCGTAGGTGCGGATGGGGTCGTTATCGGCGAAGGTCAGGTCGGCGATGTTCTGCGAGAGGACGAGCGCGCCGGCCTTCTCATTGGTGAGGGCGATGACGTCGCCGCTCTGGGCGCGTGGAAGCAGGGCTGTCATCAGTCGACCTCGATGATCCACTCGACGGTTTCCCGGGGGATTCGGACCGTCCCGTCACACGGAGTCTCGACGCCGGCAGCGGTGATGTACGACCACTCGCGCAGACGGAGCGCTTGGCGCGTGGAGGAGGCGACGGTGCCCTTCCAGGAGTCGCCGGCGCGACCGTTGACGATCACCTTTCGATCGCGTAGTCCGTTGAACACGTAGCCTCCTATGCCCAGCCAATGCCGGTGTCCTCATCGTAGGGTGAGCGCGGCTTACTCGCCCTAGTCATAGCCTCCGACATTGCCGTCACAAGAGCTGAGACGGGGTCGATCTTGTCGCCAGAGTTCTCTTTGTCGGGCTTCACATTGAGCGAAGCATCGGTGGCCACGGCCAGGTTATCAACAGCCCAGCGAGCAACGGGGTTACCTTGATGTTCGATCAGGGGCGCGTCGCGTCGCGAGATCCGTAGGAGACGCTGCGCTTCCTTGAGCGGTGGGGACATGGTGATGAACCCCTGGCGCACGGTGACGAGCGGAGCGCCGGCCGCGGCTAGGTCGTTGGTGAGTTGCGTGGCGTTCCACGGGTCGAACCCGATGGACTCGACAGCGAAGTGCTCGAGGTCGTCGAGGATCTGCAAGCGGACGGCGTCGTAGTCCATCACGTCGCCGGGGGTGGTGCGCAGCCACCCCTGCTTGACCCATAGGGATGCGGCATCTGCCGTCCGTTTATCGAGGTCGGGCAGTGCTCCCTCCGGCGCCCAGATGCGCCAGAGGGCCCGGTAGGCGACGATTGGGCGCTCCGTGAGCCCCTCGCGCAGAGGGGGGAGCACGATATCGCGTGGGAAGAGCCAGCACAGCGCCGAGAGGTCGGACGTGGACGCGAGGTCGAGGCCGCCCCATGCTTCGCGCCCGTATAGCTCGGACTCCTCGAACTTCTTGCCGGCGGAGCGGTCCCAGTCCTTGAGGAGGAGGAAGCGGGTCTTTTGCTTGGTGCGGATTCCGAGATGGAGGCGGAGGTACGAGGACAGCTCGGCCGGCGACTGGCTAGCCTTCTTCGCTTCGCCCTCGAGGTAGCGCTTCGTCGGGCTGATGGGGTAGCCGGGGTTGGCTTTCCGGTACGTCTCTTCGGCGAAGGGGTCGTCTGACTCCTCAGCGGCCCAGATGACTCCGTAGGTGGTCGCGTCCTGATAGACCTTCTTCGCGAGCTGCTCGATCCGGTCGCGGACTCGCGTATAGATGGTGTTGGGCTTGCCCTCGTCCGCGGTCGTAATCATGACGACGAGCGGTTGCGATCTGGACCCTGTTCCGGTTGTGATCGCCTCGACGAGGTCCGGGGTCTTGTGTAGGTGCAGCTCGTCGATGATCGCGCCGTGAATGTTTGCGCCGTGCTGCGCATCGCCCGCGGACGAGACGACCTTGAAGTACGAGCCGGATGACTTGTGGGTGATGGAGCCGCCGAGGACGCGCAGCTTGCCGGCCAGCGCCGGTGTGTTCTCTGCCAGGGTCTTGACGGGCGCGAAGACGAATGCGGCCTGTTCCTTCGACGTCGCCGCGGCGATGACCTCTGCGCCGGACTCGCCGTCGGAGCATGTGAGGTAGATGCCGAGGCCGCCGGAGAGAGTCGACTTCCCGTTCTTGCGAGGGACGTCGACATACACGGTGGTGATGATGCGAACCCAGTCGCCGTAGTCGTCTTGGTGGACCCAGCCGAAGACGGGCGCGAGTATGTAGGCGACCTGCCATGGGTCGGGGTCGAGTGGTTGGCCAGCGAGCCGGCCCTTGGTGTGCCGGAGGTTGTGGAAGACGGCGAGGACGCGGTCGACGCGCGCCGCATCGAAGGCTGCACCCTTCATGCGTCGCGGCTCTGGGGTCTTCACTTTCGGCGGAGCCTCGGGGAGAGGAATGCCGCGTGTGACGAGGTACCAGGCGACCTCCGGCGATATCTTGAGCCGGCGGAGGACGGCCGCCGAGGGCATGCCAAAGTCGTCTACGACGTCGACGTCAGAATAGGTCGGCACTGTCGCCGCCCGGCTCCTTGGTGGACGCGATTTTTACCTCAGCGGCAGGGGTGAGGCCGAACTCTGAGCACCAGGACCGGAACTCACGAGATGCCTCGGCCTCGATGCGGACGAGCGGCGAAACTCCGAGCCCCTGGCTCGTCACAGCGAGCAGGCTGTCCTGAGCCCTCATGATCCTCGCCTGGTGATAGCGGGAGTAGGACTCGCAGAGAGCCTCGAGCGCATAGGCGTCCAGGGCTTTCATGGAGCGAAGCGCTACCGAGTCGGCGACGATCTTGTCCCACATGTCGGATGCGGCCGGCGTCAAATCGTCGGGCTTCGGAGGCGCCTGCCGGAGGAATGGGAGCGGCTCGGGAACGACGCGGCCTCCCGAGTCACGGCCCGGTGATCTGCCCTCGGCGAGTTTCAGGTGAGGCGGGCGCGACTTGCGGCCTGCAGCAGCGGGCGCCATCAGTCGGCCCCCGGCGCGCAGGCCCCCCCGGTAACTGGCTTACTCGTTCCGATCAAGGGGGGTCTCCATTCTGAGATTTTTCACGCAAGAC